CTTCATAAATAGCGAATGAACGTCAAGGTGGGTTGCAAGATTTTCAAATGGGTGAGGCTGAAGACTCGCTTCTCGCACATAGGCTTCAATAGCCTGCGGATCTTCGAGAACCTCCCCGGTTTCATCAACCGCCTGGCCGGACTCAATCTGTTGTATCGCCGCATTCATTTCAACGATGTTAACAGGTTCGCCCGCCAGGAGCTTGTCATGCTCCCTGTATGCCTGATCTTCGTCTGCCTGGAACATAGCGCCCAGGCCCGCAAGATCGGCAATATCAAGGTACTTGTAGGCTTGATCGACCCGAATAACGCCCTTATCCACATAGTCCATAATTCGCGCCTGCCTACCCGCGCGGGTACGTGGGAGAGCGGAACCTGTTTCCACATGGATGGTGACGCCGCCCTTAAGGTCGGCCTGGTTAAACTTGGTAACTTTGTTGGCGGTACCGGAGCCGCTAATCTTGAGAAGGCGCGGCTCTTTGTAATACTCTTGAGCAAAGTTGAGCATAATGTCCCCGGCTCGCACCAGCGCCCGCTCGATGAGCAGGATGGTTGGAGCCAGCCTGTCGGTCGCCATTTCCTGAAGAAGGTCGATGGCAATTCCCGCTTCCACATTGGGTGGGGGCGTTCCCTCTGTAACATCCGCGATACCAAAAATCTCCCGAAGGTCTCTACGGATCTCCTGAAGGTGGTCGAAGATGTAAGGAGGGAGCGAAGGAAGCTGCTCAATCTCAGGCTTATGGTCTCCTACAGGGTTGAACTCGTAGATAGCCCCCGGTTCCGAGGTCATACGCACTCCGGACAAGGATCCCGTTGGTGCACATACCCGAGGTTTAACCGTCAGGTTCTTGTACTCAAAAATCTGAGGAAGGGTCTTGTTCAGATCCTTCTGGATGGGAACCGCCTGCTCTACAACAGAGCCGTCATAAACCTGTCCTGGAACCCGCATCCCCGGAAACTTGATAAGGGGGAGAACATCAACCGGATACGGCCACGATTCGTCTTCTACGATCTTTTCGTCGATCCAGGTGACATAGCGGCCATTGGGAAGAGAAGCCTGTGGGAGGAAGTACCCAACCTGTACCGCTTTGGTGGTCGGCTCTTGGGCATTGTTGCCCCCATATGGAAGAAGCGCATCAGGAGCAGAAGCTACCGAGTCGGCTTTAACATCCAGCTTGAACTTCTCTTTAATTTCCTCCGGAGTCATATAGTGGGTGCAGATCATATACTTACAATCGTCGAACACCCGAGCGGAGTCGTCTAGGAACACATCGAAAGGAGAAGGAACTTCAACCTTGATATCGCCCATGTAAACCACCTTCTCCATAGGCTGAACTCCGGCCTTCTGAAGTTCTGCTCGGAAGAGGTCTCCAAGGGCTGCATCGGTAATCGGTTGGCCCTCCGGAGTCAGGAGGAAGCGCATCTGCTTTCCGGCATCCGCGTCCCAACTCAGCTTCCAGAAACCCTGACCTGTGACAATGGCCCACAAGAGAGCCTCTGCCAGCTTGTCGTCCAGGCAAAAATCGTCCCACCAATGGGCCAGAAGTTTATCGGCGGTCTGAGAGGCCCGCATGTCGGAATCGTTACCAGAGGCCGGGGTTGCATGAATAACTGGCTTGGTCTTGGTAAACTTCGCAAGTAGAGAGTGCGCACCAGGCATAATCTGATTATTGACAATGCGTACGCGATAACGGGGCTTTTCCCCGTCTTCCACAGGAAGCTGCTCCAACCGACGACTAGCCCGGTTGTAATAGGTGTACTGCTTCCCTTTATAGAAGGCCAGGTTAATCTTCCACTGAGCCTCCAAATACTGTCGTCCTCGCTTCAGGCTGTCAAGCTTGTGATTCAACTCCGCTGCCGTAGCAAGCTTACTGATGGGCTTGACGCGCGGGGCGTCAGTTGCCGTATCAGCCATATCTACCTCCTAGGCAAGCGGATCAGGATATTCAAATTGAATCACAGAGTTCTCAAACTCAAGCTGCCGGAGAATGTCCTCGGCCTCTTCTTTACCCATCAAATCCATATCCCGAGCGAAGGTAACATCTTCTTCCTCTTCGGACATATGGAGCGGGGTAGTGGAGCGCGGGGGGTAAACAACCACAGGAGGGGTTTCATTCTTCTTTTTGAGAAGGGATAGAGCCAGAACAAAATCCGCATCGCGTCGAGCCAGCCGCTCTTTTAGAATGGCTACCTCAATCTGAGCTTTTCGTCCAAACAAATCCATTACCAGTCTTCTCCCAAATGCTCGTCTATCTGATCCAGGTTTTTGTTACCCGGCCGTCTCTCATTGGCAATAGAAGCCCAATCAGCGGTGGTTCTTGTTCCGCCCACTAGGATCCCCGGTGAAGGATTTTGTGAACCCGGGAGAAGAATCCCCGCAGTACGGAGAGCCATTTCCATTGAGTCCAGACAGTCGTCGTGCGGGTTTCGTATTGATGAATCGTAATCGACCCATTCGTCGATGAAGTCGATGTGATCCTTCCGGATCCGTACACGTCCAATACGAAATAGGGGTGCCATTGAGAGGATCCTCTCAAATTTCTTTCCGCGTGCCCACATGGGTACAACGGGAGGCATTCCTTCGAGCCGCATGACAGTTTGTGCCAGAGCCGCCTGATAAGCATTTTTCTCGATTCCGATATAATTCGGACGCCATTTCTGGAACCACTCACCGATCTTGTCTACCTGCTCCGTGAACGGAATCCTACCGGCCCACTGTTCAAGTAGGTAGGCTTGGTGGCGATCCTTAGTAACCCCGAGAGCCGTGATTGCAAACCGGTCGGCATTGTCGGCCAAGCTGATGGCAGGATCCACAGCAATGTAGATCGAGAGTTCGTAGGTACCATCCGCGCGTTTAAGGTGGTCAATTTCAGACAGGTCATAGTAGTGGAGCCACTCTCCTGAGAGTTCCTTTCCTGCCATTGAGTCGAAGGCAGCCATGAACTCCTGCTTGAACAACAGGGGGTGATAAGTAGATTTGACCTCATCCCACTCCTGTTTCGAGAAATAGGGGGAATCAATAGAGCGATATTCCACCCTTCCGTGTCTTGTAAGACCCAAAGTTTCTGGCTTCCAGAACTCGTTGTAAAACCAGTTCTTGCCCGAAGGCGTTGTGGAACTGACGAAGAGGCCCGGTTTGTCCGACAGCGCCGGTCGGGTAACCTCCCACGTCCTTGAGTCCGTAATGAATGCGGACTCGTCGTACCACATGATGTCCAGACCAGCCCCTCGGAGGGACTCAGGATCATCCGCCGTCTTGAACTGAAGAAAAGAACCATTCTCGAACTCGAACCAGCGATTTCCTTTGTGCTCTTTATACTGATGCCCATGCTCCATACCGGACTGTTCCAGAACCTTGCGTACAGCTAGTAGAGCCGCCATTCCCGTAGGATAATCCTTAGTAACAATCCAAACGTGCAAAGGCTCACTACTTTTCTTGCCGTGCGCATCCTCATGGAACGCCTCCGGATGAAGACAATAGAAGATAACTTCCCATGCTGTAGATAGAGTCTTTCCCCCTCGCCGTCCTGCAACCAAATGACGGAATCGGCATAGACGGTCTGTTTCTTTGTCTGTGTTCCCGTGGAAGAGAAACTGCCAATAATGGGGATGATACCCGTTCTTTGCAAACCAGAGGAACTTGTGAGGATACCTGGAAAGAACATCCGCGATGTCGTCCGGGGTGAGGGTAATACCATCCCGATAGTGATAGTTAGGCAATTACCCTCCTAATAACCTAGGCGATTAGTAGATTATCTACCAATGAAGCAGACTTTGAGGCGGCAAGCTGAAAGATCAACCGCTGAAGCGACCTCTTTAAGCTGCGCAATACCGGCAGCAGCGCCGTCTCCACCAAAGGCCATCAATTTGGCATTGGTAGCGTCAAAGCTCACGGCGACATAAAAGGTGCCGGAAACAATACCTACGGTAAAAGCCCCCAGGATGGCTGTAAGGCCAACCTGTTCCGGGGTAAGAGCTTCCCCGCCGGTCGCATAGGAAGAGTCGAAGGTGACATCGGCAATCGAAACCTTCAGATCGCCAAAGCCCCCGCCTCCTGCGCCTTTGACCGGGGTGCCAATGGTAAGGGCCATTAGTCCTCCTTGATTTTGAACTTGCCGAGCCAGCCTTCAAGCTTGCTTCGGTTTAGATTAATCTCTTTCATGTGACAATCGTGCGGCGCGTCCTGGGTGTAATATCTTCCACACTCCGGACACCATTTGATTTTGTCCGGGCCGGGAGGATCTGATGAAAGCCCGGGGCCGTTACGCATTACGGCCTCCTAGTAGAGCAATCACCACATTGCGCCCTATATCGTGGGTTATTGCGGCCACAAAAACCACACGTCCACGGGTATAGTTGACGCACCAAGCGCCACCCTCCGTTAGTGCCGTTTTTGATGGATACATGCATGACTACCAGATGGCGACGAGGTTTGTAGCGGTAGTACCAGTAAGGTTAACCCGGGTAACGGCAATAGGAAGAAGGGATCCAACAGGAGGCGCGGTAAAGGTTACCACGGCACCCCCAAGCATCACCACTGTTACATTGCCTGCGCCCCCAACATAGATTCCCCGGGACACGCTAGGTAGGTCTACGGTATCGCTCGGGGTAACAGCAGCCGCATTACCTGCCGGTGACGCGGTTCCGCCTGGGGTCTTTGACCACTCAACGGCTGGCATTTAGCCTCCTTATCTGGCCTTTGTGGTAACTCTTCTATGAATAATCATTGATTGATGGGGCATAAGAGTTCCCGGCCCCGGGCCTCCGCCCGTGGTAACGGTAACAGGGCCAATAGAGCGGGAACGAACAAGTCCCGACAATACAAGGGTTGGATTTATCTGAGGACTTCCAAGAACGCGGGTATGCACAAGAGATCCCGCGAATGATTTTACGGAAACTACCGGAGATCCCTGCACACGAGTTCGTGTCAAGGAGGCCGGAGACACAATAACCCCGGAGCTAACAACAATACTTCCCTGCGCTCTGGTTCTAACAAGAGCAGCTAGAAGAAGCTTGGGGTTGACCAGCGGAGAACCTTGTGTCCTGGTTCTGACTAGCCCCGCCATAAGGATCTTCGGATGGATTATTGGAGATCCTATAACCCGAGAATGGATCAGAGACCCGGGTTTCATCGTAGAATTAGCCTTGGGCGAACCTAGTGCTCTGGTTCTAACGAGAGAAGCGGGATTTAGGGTCGGATTGACCTTAAGAGCGCCTTGTGCTCTGGTTCTAACTAGAGCGGCGGTAACAATTGTCGGGCTAACCTTTGGCCCAACTCCAATAGCCCGCGAGTGATCCAATGAAGCAGGATTGATTATAGTACCGCTAAAGGCGGTAGCAATCAGATCGCGGTCAAACCAGCCTTCGTCGTCTACCTCGTCGTCGTAC